TAGTATCTCGGCAGCAAACTCGCGCTGCGGCTCGTCCACCTTGAAGTAGACATGGGGGTAGTTGAAACTCACCGACGCAATGATCTGGCGGGCGAGGGGGTACATCCGCGAGATCTTAACGATCTTGTCTTCGCTCAAGCCTGGCACGTCGAAGTCCAGTTCGTAGGTCTTCAGCAAACGACGCCACGTCTTGTGGCGGTCGCGCATATACTTACGACTGTTGTCTATCGCGCCTTGCCAAAACTCAATCTGGGCTTGTTTCACAAAAACCTTCGCGGTGAAAGTGAACGGACTACTTCTTTTTCGGCGTACGCTTCTTAGTATTCGTTATCTTCTTACCCGTCGCCTTGCTGGCTTTCTGAGCGGCCGCACGGCCCGATGGGGTATAGGCGTAGTGCTTCGATCCTACTTTAGGCATTATTTCTTAGCTTTACCGGCCTTGAGGTTGTCGGCACCGGCCGGACGGGGGGTGACGCGGGTCTTATTGGACTTCGGCTTGGTCTTCGTCGAATGGGGGGTGCCGTTAAAACCTTTCATCGTCGTCTCGTATCGTATGCCGACGGGGTATAGCGCCCCGACGGTCGTTTTGTTCGTCAAGCGTTGGCGTAGCGGCCATTGCGTCGGCCGGTTTGGGTCTCTAACTGATCGATCACCTCTTGGCCGGTGCCTTCGTAGGGTTCCGGCTCCGTCACGCGGTGCGGCTTGTATACGTGCATCATCGCGTAGCGCAACTCGTCGGCGGCGTGGTCCTCGGCCGTCGTATCAAGGTCTTCTGGGTTCTTCGTCGAGCGCGGCAGCGTCGGCATCGTTCGCATCAGCGCGTCGTTCCACCCGTTAAAGCAATAAAAACGCTCTTTTATCAAGGCATCGTTTAAGACGCGCCAGCCGGTGACGCGGTCGTTGTTGGCTCGCGTCAAGAAGATGCCGTGGTCCGCGAAGACATCGGCCGGCGAATGATTGATAACCTCACTCAAGCGCCGCTTTACAAACATCGATGGGTCGGCGTAGGTCGCCTGCGGATACCTACCGCCGGTGAATGGACAACTCTCAATCATCTGGGCGATGCGGTGCGCGTGCTGCGACGCCGTCGCGTTGCCCTGATAGTATTCACATAGGCGGTAGACGTTGGAATCGTAGTCAACGCTATACAGCGAATAGCAACTTGGAGCGCTTTCTCCATAGTCTAATCCGCCAAAAAGTGGCCAGTGATCCGGTATCTCAAAGCTGGGTACCGCGATCTTCTTTGCGTCCCAGTTGGTGAAGTATTGACCAACGAAAGCGTTCCAGTCGCCCTTCAGCCACGCCGCGACCAGTGCCTCGTCGCCTACGCCCTCCAGGCGCTTGATATAGCCTGGGTCGCGCTCCAATAAAATCTTGTTGTCGGTGACGAGGCTGCGGATATACATCCGCTTCATGCCGTCGTCGCCTTCAATAATCGACGACTCCGGTCCTGCGTCAACGAAGTACTTCTTGATGTTGCCGTGGTTGGCACCGCCTGGGTTGCCCGACGACCGTATGCGCTTATTGGGTATCGTCGCTGAACCCGTCCGCAAGCACGCCTTCAGCTTGTGGTAGGCTTTCATGTCGGTCCAACTCGTCAATTCGTCCCAGCCGATCCAGGTGTACTGTTGCCCTTGAAAATGCTCGGCGTCGGCGTCGTTTTCTAAGTGGCGCAGCTTCAAGGTCGCGCCATTCGCAAACTGCCACTGATGCGTCCCGACCTTGTACTCGGCGTCGGGGTAGGCATCGCGGAAAATAATACGCGACCGGTCAATGATCTCATCCAACTCAGGGTAGGTGCGTCGTATCAGCACGCCCTTCCAATGCTCGCCGTAGGTATCGACATCCGCGAGGTAATCTCCTAGTAAAAATTCGCTCTTGCCACCCCCACGCGCCCCACCAAAGAACAACTCATCGACAAAAGAAGCGCGTATCGCCTTTTCCTGGGGTCCAGCCTGCGGACGCCAGGTGTTCATCGCATTCGGTCTAGCGAAAGATCTGGATCAACTTTATAATTTTTACCCGATGCTTCGGGTGCCGAACCGGATGGAATGCCCTGGACTATCCTATCCAGCCATGAATACCGCTGTTTTTGCCGCTTCAAGTCTTTCTGGTGTCCAACAAAGGCAATGTTGTTGTCCGTAATTTCGCCGTCATCAACCTTGCCAAAGACCATCCCGTCCTTGACCACACCGCCTTGCGAGTAAATGTCGTTTAAATCCTGTTGCGTGAAGTTCATCGTAGCAGGCGGCCTGACCGACGATCCGGTTGCACCAGAAAACATAGGCTGGCCGCGACCATACGCATCGGGGTCATCGACAATTCTGACAGTCATAGTTTCCGGCGCTTGGCGTTGCGACACCTCTTTGCCGTACTCGTCGCCACGCGTATCTTCAAAGCCTTCTTCGGGGCGTTGCACCTCCAACCCGAGCATATCCGCTTTTTTGTTCATACAGCCGCTTCCTCGACTAAGTTGGCGTCGGTCATCTGACGGTTCTGGGCGACCCACTCCTCGTAACTTTCCGCTCGCGGCGGCAGGTTGAGGCCCTTGATCTCGACGGTATGGTCGATTTGGACGCGGTGATCGCCGACCTCTTCGCGTATCTCCTTGAGAACCTTGAGTTTAAGCGAGATGCGTTGGTCGTCAATCTTATCGTAG